GTCGCGCGCACCCTATCTCAAATTCAAGATCATCAATGATCTTCCATACTCACTGGTTGTGATGGTGGTGACCGCGGGTGACTGGTCAGGGAAGGCCGGCTATACCTCTTGAATTGAAACGCCTGACCGGGCGCCATTCCGGCGTCGATACCGGTGGTCGGGCACTGCCTGATGAGTCAAAGACCGTTGCTCTCCGTGCGGCCGAACGGGTGCCAGATCTTCCGGCCAATATCGGTAAGCGCGGCGCAGATCTCTGGCGTCGAGCCTGGGCTGAGGCGATTGTGTGGCTCTCGCCGGATTCGGATCGCGCGACTGTGGAGCGCGCTTGTCGACTGGCGGATGCCGAGGAGCTGGCGCGTCAGCAATATTTCGACTCGATGGATCCGCGGGACGGAACGATGTATGTGAAGCTCTCACACGAGCTGGGCATTGTACTCGCCGAGATGGGCTTCACTCCGATCGCTCGCACCCGCATGGGTGTTGCCGAAGTCAAGCGGGTTAGCAAGATCGAGGAATTGCGCCGACGTCGATCCGAGGACCCGGTGGTCATTGATGCTGATCTCGCCGAGTGAGGTGAGCGGACGGAGGACTAATGGCTCCGTTCGACTCCGCGTGGGCGCAATGGGGTGCCTGGGGCATTGTCGCCATCTTCGTGATGCTGGTCGCCGTAGGGCGCCTCGTGCCCCGATCGTCGGCGAGAACTCTCGTCGACCAGGCCAACCGCAGTGCCGACCTGGCATGGCAGGCTGCGACGGCGGCCGACAAACGCGCCGACCTGTTCGGCACCCAGCTCGGCGAGATGCTGGCTGCAATGCGCGCCGTGGAGATGCTTGTCCGCAACCACCCTCCGTGGAAGGACGGCACATGAGGTGGCCTTGGAGATGGCCATGGGGATGGCTCCGTAACTCGCGCCCGAACGGTCGCGCCGCGAAAGAGGCGATAGACAAGCAGCGGGCAAAGTTGGCTGAGGCGCAGGATGTCATCGACCGGGCACGTCGCGATGTCCATTCATTCACCGCAGAAGTCCAGGCGGCACTAGCTCGCAGGGGGCCCCGGTGAATTGGCAGGCGTTTGTCTTCGCGCTTGCCGTGGGGAACCAGGCGCTGGCCGGGATCGTGTTCATCGCTCTCTATGTCCGAGAGTCGGACTGGCGTAGCAGCCCGGTGGGCCGGCACATGCTGTATTGGTCAGTCGCGGCGGTCGTTCTGGACCTGACGTGGGAACTGTTGGTGCTCGTTCCAGGGTTGTGGATCGTCTTCGTTCTGCTCGCCGCGCAGGCCGCGTTCGGGCTATTGGCGTGGCAGCGCGTATGGCTGGTGTGGCGTGCCCAGCGCGAGTGAGCAGGCGGCGCCGGTTTCCCTTGCCAATACTCGTAGTTCTCATTGTTGGACCAGTCGCAAGCCAGGAAACTGGGATCGGCTAAACTGTCGCGCGCTGTTCGAGAGTGACAATGCCTGGGGGATTCCAGACCTGCCGATTGCGGACCTGGTTCCTAGCGAGCTGATCGCGTTCAATTCGCGAAGAGGCATGGAGCGAGCCGCGCCACCGGCCGCCGTGCATTTCTTCCTCGACGACTATCGGTTTGAGACGGCATGGAATCGCCCTGATCAGTTCACCGCGACCATCGCGCGTGGATGCGGTGCTGCCCTGACTCCCGACTTCTCCATGTGGGCTGACATGCCGCGGGCCATGCAGGTTTGGCAGGTGTATCGCAACCGGTGGTGCGGCGCCTGGCTGGCCTTACATGGCATCAGGGTGATTCCCACGGTGGGATGGTCGGATAGCTCGTCTTATGATTTCGCGTTCTTGGGCATTCCTGAAGGCTCCGTGGTGGCTGTTTCCGCGGTTGGGGTTAAGCGAGATCGCGAGGCGCGGAAACTGTTCCTGGCCGGGTATGACGAGATGCTCATTCGCATCCAGCCGAGCACCATACTCGTCTATGGGTCACCATTGCTGGACATGGAAGGCGCCCTTCAGGTCTATCCAACGCGCTGGAGGTGACCCATGGGCGGTCGTGGCGGATCGGGACGGGCCTCCGCGCCAAGTGCCTCTAAGTCGATCGAGGATCAAATCCGTGCCGCATATGCTGATCTCGCTACTAGCGAAACTGGCGGGTTCGTTGGATTGGCTGACCTGCGCGACAAGCTGGGGGATGGGTTAGCTCGCGACGAGGTGGACGCTGCATTGCGGGCCATGGAGCGCCAAGAGGGCGTCAGGATCATTCCGGTTGCCAATACGAAGTCGCTAACACCTCGCGACAAGGTGGCCGGGCTGGTTATCGGCATCGACGCGTCGGGTCGCCCGGAAGTTAACCACGCCATAAGTATCGAGCGACCGAAGAAGAAGTGACATGGCGTGAGGTGATCCGTGGAGATCGCCGGTTGGCCACCCCGTTGGCTCACTCCTATTTCCGAGGCCGACATCGCTCGCGGCGATGGTGAGCATTGTTGCAGTGTCATTGAGGCGTTTTGCAGGGTAACGAAGGACTCGGTTGGCGGCCGTGTCGGGGAACTGATTCGCTTGCGTCCATGGCAGCGCCAGATTCCCAGGTATCTTCTTGCACGGCGGCCGGATGGTCGATATCGCAATCGCCAGGCATTGATCGGCGTCGCTAGAAAGAACGCGAAATCGACTCTTGGTTCGGGTATTGCGATCCATAGCCTCGTGTACGGCCCTGAGGGTTCCGAGGTGTATTCGTGTGCAGGCGATCGTGACCAGGCGCGCATCGTTTTCGGCACCGCCAAGCGCATGATCGAGATGGACCGCGATCTGAGCGAGGTTTGCAAGCTCTATCGCGACGCCATTGCGGTCCCGTCCATGGGGTCCGTTTATCGGGTATTGAGCGCCGAAGCCTACTCAAAAGAGGGAATGAATCCTACTACCGTCCTTTTCGATGAGGTCCATGTTCAGCCTAATCGCGAATTGTGGGACGTCATGGCTCTGGCCATGGGCGCGCGACTTGAGCCGCTAATGGTGGGCATCACGACCGCAGGCGTGCGTTACGACACCAATGGCAATGACTCGCTCTGCTACACGCTCTATGAGTACGGCAAGCGTGTCTGTCTTGGCGAGGTCAATGATCCGTCGTTCTTCATGGCCTGGTGGGAGCCGCAACTGGCTGACGCCGATCATCGTGATCCGGCCACGTGGCGCGAGGCTAATCCCGGGTATGGCGACATTGTTGCTGCCGAGGACTTCGCGGCCAGTGTGCTGCGTACCCCAGAACAGGAGTTCCGGGCGCTGGATGTCGAGACGCCAGTGCTCGGTCCGTCCGGTTGGACGAAGATGCGCGATCTGGTCGTGGGCGATGAGGTATTCGCATACGATGGCTCGCCTGCCCGCGTGGTTGGGGTTAGCGATGTATTTACCGGCCGCGACTGTTTCCGTGTCGAGGGCGAGGATGGCAGAGTCGTGGTTGCCGACGCCGAACACTGGTGGCCGGTTGAGACCTACAACCCGAACACGAATAAGCGCGAGTTTCGGTGGGTTACGACGCAATGGATTTACGACAATCCGTTAACGATCAAGTACCTATTGACTGGCGGGTCAGTCGAGATGCCAGTCATCGAGCTGCCGATTGATCCCTACATACTCGGCCTTTGGCTTGGTGATGGAAACTCAAGGACATCCGAGTTGGCTGCTCATCGCGGAGATGTTCCGCACCTGGAAGAGGCGGTCGCCGCCGCTGGCTATTTCTGTAAGGTCCGCGAAGATCCTACCGCAAGTCGCGTTTACATTTCGACTCAGCCGATTCGGCGTCATGGGTCAGCTCCCGTGGATACATTGCGTCGCCGCCTAGTTGATGCGGGGCTTCTAGGCTCTAAGCACATTCCGGACCGATATCTGTTGGCATCGGTCCAGCAGCGCCTAGCGCTGCTGCAAGGGCTAATGGACAGTGACGGCACTGTTGGATCCGGTAGGGCCCGGTTCACGAACACGAACAAGTTTCTGGCGGACGGGGTCCTGTTTCTAGCGCGGTCGCTGGGCTGGAAGCCCCGGTTACGGACTAAGACCAATCATTACGGTAATTATTATCAAGTGGACTGGACAGCGTATCGGGACGACGAGCTTGCGCCATTCCGGATGGAGCGTAAGGTTGCACGTCTGAATCTGGCTCCGGCATTGCGTAGCTGCGCGGGACGAATCAAGATCGAGGCTGTTTCGGTCGAGTCCCGCGACACCTGCTGTATAGCGATTGACCATCTGTCGCATACCTTCCTTGCTGGTGAAGGATTAATGCCGACGGGGAATACCAAGCGGGTTAACCAGTGGATTACCAGCAAGGTCGCCTGGCTACCGGCCGGCGCCTGGGACTCACTTGAGGTGGGTGAGATCCCCGATGGTGACGAAGTCGTCCTGGGCTTCGACGGGAGCTTTAACGGGGACTGCACATGCATTGTCGCCGCCTCCGTTGCCGACGTTCCGCATATCGAGGTCGTAGAGGTCTGGGAACGACCCGAGGAGCGCGGGGATGACTGGCAGGTGCCGATCCTCGATGTAGAGGACGCCATTCGTAACGCCTGCCGTAAGTGGCAGGTACGCGAGGTTGCGTGTGACCCGTACCGCTGGGCGCGGACATTCCAGGTACTCGAATCCGAGGGCTTGCCGGTGGTTGAGTTCCCGCAATCATCTTCGCGAATGACGCCGGCCACCACGCGTTTCTACGAAGCTGTCGTGAACAGGTCGATCACGCGCTCGAACGATCTTCGACTGGCCAGGCACATCGCGAATGCCTATCTGCGCGCTGACAGTCGCGGGACGCGGATCTACAAGGAACACAAGTACTCGACTCGTCGAATCGACCTCGCGGTGGCTGCTGTCATGGCGCTGGAGCGGGCGGCGTGGTGGCACAGCTACGTGCCCGAGTCGACGCCGTTCTTCGCCGCTTGGCGCTAGGGAGAAAGACATGATAGACAACGCGATCGTTGGCCGCATTGGTGCCGAGGCGCGCGAGATTCAATTTGGCCGAACGATATTGACCATCCTCGCCGCAATCTTCTTCGCACTCGGCTGGATCTCAGCTCGCGTTCTCGGGTTTGTGTGGTTCGCGCTGGCTTGGTCCGCGACGGCTGTCAAGGTCGGGTGGATCGAAGGTCGCAAGTAGTTGTGCACCGGGTACCGGGGGCGGTTCGATTCCGTCGGGCTCGTCACGTCCTAGGCAACCGTGGCGGGCTTGCTGGCTTCTCTCACTTCGCGACTAGATGAGGTGAGGTATGGGACTCCTGGAGCGGATTGCGACGGCTCGCGGGCGTGACGAGAAGCGCTTCAGCGTCGATCAATGGCTAGCTGACTATCTTCTTCCGGCCAATGAGTTCGGCTACAACAACCATGTCTATCCATTCGGGCTCAATCAGACGTTCCAGGGTAGTCGAGCGAAAGAAATCGCCACCACGCTGCCCGGTTATCTCGCCGCACTACGGATGTGTCCGCCTGCTTTCGCGGCGCAGATGGTCCGAGCGCTCGTGCTTTCCCAGGCGCGATTCATCTTCCGCAATAACCGAATCTCACGGACCCCGGGCCGACTTTTCGGTAGCTCGGCGTTGGCTCCGTTGGAGAAGCCGTGGCCTAATGCCACCACTGGCGAGATGCTTTCGCGAATGGAATGGCATGCGGGTTTGGCCGGGAACTCGTATGTCACCAACCGCCAGCCCGGTCGCTTGAGGGTTCTCCGCCCCGACTGGGTTGTCATTGTCTATGGCTCCGAGCAAGAGCCCGAGGACGCCGCGCATGCACTCGATGGCGAGCTGGTCGGATACATCTACTGCAACGGCGGCATCGCGCAGAACCGCAACAAGACCTGGACGCTTCTTCCGGATGAGGTCAGCCATTGGAGCCCCTTACCGGATCCTGAGAATGCTGGAATCGGCATGTCTTGGATAACTCCGGCCGTGCGGGAGATTCAGGGCGATCGGGCCGCGACTGATCACAAGCTCCAGTACTTTTCGAACGGCGCAACGCCTAACCTCGTAGTTAAAGGCGTCACGGCAGCGAATAAGGAGCAATTCGAGGAGATCGTCGACATGATGGAGACCCGTCATGCCGGCGTTCGGAACGCTTATCGCACGCTTTATCTCGCGGCTGGCGCTGACGCCACGGTAGTCGGGTCGGATCTCCGGCAGCTCGATTTCAAGAACACGATCGGTATGGGCGAGACGCGGATCTCCATGCTTTCGCGTGTTCACCCGGTGATTCTCGGAGCATCTGAGGGTTTAAGCGGAAGCTCTCTTAACGAGGGCAACTTCGCCGCGGCTCGACGACTATGGGCTGATTCTTGGATCTACCCAACCCTTCAGGACGTGGCCGCCGCTTTAGCGCCGCTTATCAAGGTGCCGGCTGATGCCGAGCTATGGACCACCACGGCGGATATGCCGATTCTTCGCGAAGATGCCAAAGACGCTGCCACCATTGAGGATCTCAAGGCCAAGACGATCACCAAGTACGTGATCGAAGGCTTCACTCCAGAGTCCGCAATCGCCGCGGTCGATGGCCAGGACGTCAAGCTGCTTGTGCATACCGGCCTCCTCTCGGTCCAGCTCCAACCACCCGGCACCGTGGCGTCCCCCCAACCGGCGCCCGAACCGACGCCTAAGCCGGTACCTAAGCCGGTCCCTAAGCCACCACCACAGAAACCGAAGTAAAGGGGGAAGTGCCATGCACCTGTCGCCTGACGTTCCGATTGTGCGGGCGCTTTCCGCCACTCCGGTACTCCGCACCACTCCACCTCCCGCAATGCCGGGCGCCGAAGAGACTGGTGGCGACGCCGCGCCGTCCGATGGCCTTGGCACGCTGGAGATTCGCTTCTCGCGATTCAACACCTGGTATCGGGTCGACTCCTTCTGGGAGGGGACCTTTATGGAGCGCACCCTCCCGGGCACCTTCGCTCAGACAATCTCTGAAGATCGCGAGTCAATGCGGGTGCTCTTTGACCACGGGCATGATCCACAGATCGGCAACAAGGTGTTGGGTGCAATCTCGGACCTTCGCGAGGATCCTGACTCGCCCATAGGCGAAGTGCCACTGTTCGATACTGCCTACAATCGCGAGCTGCTTCCCGGTCTTCGAGCCGGTGTCTATGGCTCGTCAATGCGATTTCGGGTCACCGGCGAATCCTGGGACGAAGAACCCGGCAAGTCGGCACACAACCCTGATGGCATTCCGGAACGCACGATTACCAAGGCGCGAACCATGGAGTTCGGGCCGGTGGCATTCCCGGCCAATCCGGACAGCACGGCCACTATGCGGTCTCTGACCGATTCCTATTATGACCGGCTCGCTCAGCGAGATGCCAGCGCCTTCGAGGCCGCGGTACGCGCGAGCGGTCTACCGAGTTTCACCGGGCGGCCCGCGACGCGGAGTCCAGGCGGCGGTGAACCGAGCGTGAAGCCGGGGAATGGCGACGCGCAAATACCAACCGTTCGCCAGCGCCTTGATGACGGCGCACTTCGCACGAGGGGAATTTTATAATGTCCATTGAAATCATGCCTGAGATCCGCGATAAGGACGCGGACAATCTCAGCGGCGGCGTACCAGAGGAGCTGAGGGGTAAAACCCCTGATGAGCTTCAGCATTTTATCGAGGTGCTGGACGCTCATCTGCGCTCTATCCACCAGACCGATGAAGGCGAGCTTCGCGAGAAGACTGTCGCCGAGCAGACCGCTTTCGACTATGGTCTGAAGCTTCGCGATCTTGCGATCAAGCGGATGGACGATCACCGCGCGGTCCAGGAAGTGTTCAAGCGGCGGCCCAAGGCCGTTGAAGCCGCGATGTTCAACCATGGGCTCGACAAGTCGCGCGACGACGCTTACGGCGATGTGCGGCGGCTCAATAACGCTCAGGCTCGTGATCTCGCGCTGCGCACCCTGGACGACCGCAACTCGTCCGCGCATCTGCGTTCGGATCAGAAGGACGAGGTCGAGCGCCAGATCCGCACGAATCCTGATATCTCGCGAAGGATTCTCGTCACTGAGAACCAGCATTATCGCGAGGCGTGGATGAAGCTCGTCACCGATCCGCAGGCCGGCATGGTTCTGTCGGATGATGAGCGTCAGGCGATTCGCGCGTACAACGAGTACCGGGCAATGTCCGAGGGCACCACGACCGCGGGTGGGTTTGGTATTCCGGTCAAGCTGGCCGCCTAGTATCGTAAGGTGCTAGTGAAAATCCCGAGAATTGCTGGAACATCCTGCTAGACGTCCACACCACAGCATGAGGCGAAAGCCTGAGTGCGATGGTCTGAGAAGTGGACGGTAGGGACAATCAGCAGCCGAGCCCGCCTGGATTAGTCCGACGGGAAGGTTCAACGACTATGTACGGGACATCTTCGATTGAGATGAAGATATAGTCTGGCCTTCACGGAGACGTGAAGAGGTTGGCAGAAATGACCAATCCCCTTGGTATTGCCAGGGAGTAACAAAGCGCTTCATTGACCCGTCGATCATCCTCACTGCGCAGGGGTCCGGGAATCCGTTCCTGACTCTCGCGAAGCAGGTGGCGGTTAACACCAACATCTGGAAGGGTGTCAGCTCTGCCGGTGTCTCGTGGGCCTTCCAGTCTGAAGGTGTCGCGGTCACTGACTCCAGCCCCACCATTGCTCAGCCGACCGTGCAGATCTACATGGCTCGCGGGTTCATTCCCTACTCCATTGAGGTGGGGCAGGATTACCCGGGCTTCGCCGATGAAATGTCGACGCTGCTTGCGGCCGGCTACGACGAGCTGTTGGTGGACAAGTTCACGCGCGGCTCCGGTACTGGTGAGCCTTTCGGCATCGTCACCGCGCTGAGCGCGAACACCAACGTGCGGGTACGTGTGCAGACCTCCGGCTCCTTCGGTCAGGCCGACCCGTACACCGTTTGGAAGGCGGTTCCACAGCGATTCCGGCGTAACGCGAACTGGCTGATGAACGTTGGTATCAACAACGCGATTCGCCAGCTTGGTACCGCCAACGTCTTCCACGCGTATACGCAGAATCTGCCTGCCGAATGGGCGGACATGCTGTTCGGTAAGACGACCTACGAGTCGCCGTACATGAACGACGTGACGACCAGCACCTCTGCCACGATCGAGCTGGCCGTCGTTGGTGACTTCAGCAATTACGTGATTGCTCGGCGTGGCGGCATGTCGGTGGAATTGGTGCCGACGCTGTTCGATGTGACCAACAACCGGCCGACTGGTCAGCGCGGTTGGTTCGCGTATGCCCGGATCGGTGGGAACTCGGTCAACGACCTTGGGTTCCGTCTCCTGGTGAATACGTGATCGCTATGGCGGACATCGAGAAGAAGGTCGAGAAGCCAGCCCCGGTTCCAGAACCGCCCCAGGTCCTGGCTGATGGCGCGGCCTCTACGGATGCTGCTGTGCAGTCGCTGCTTGCTGAACGGCACACGGCCGTGATGAACGGCGACGATGCTGCCGCAAAGGCGATCACCGCTCAGCTTGCCGAGCTGGGCTACCGCTAAATCGCAAATACCCTCGGAGTGGCTGCCGGGGGAAGGGGGCTCCTGAGCATCTCCAGACTCAGGGGCCCCCGACTCTGGAGAGAGGTTTATCCATGGACATCGTGTACGCGACTACTACCGCTTACATCCCTCTGACGGATGGTGGGCGGATTCTGGTACGGGCCGGATCACACTGGCCGGCAGACGATCCGGTTGTTGTCGCTCAGCCGAGCATCTTCAGCGCCGATCCGCGCTACGGTCTGAGCTTCACCGCTGAGCCGATCGACGAGAAGCGTGCCCCTGAGCCACCCATTGAGCAGGCTACGGCAGCGCCTGGCGAGAAGCGCACCGCGGACCCGCGGAGCATGCGCCGTGCGGTCTAATCCTGATCTGCCACGCACTGACGTGGTCACCGTTGCTTACGTGTCCGGCAACAGCGTCGAATACTCCTGGCACCGTAGCCTCATCGAGCTGATGGCCTACGACAGCCGGAATTCCAACCGGGTCATGACCGGGGGTTTTATCGCGATGCATTGCGGCACTAATGGCCTTGTCGAAGCCCGCAACACCGCCGTGAAGACGTTCCTGGAAGAGGATCGCGCCGACTGGCTCTGGTGGGTTGACACTGACATGGGTTTCGGCGCCGACACGGTTGACAGGCTTTTCGAGGCCGCCGATCCGGTAGAGCGTCCCATCGTGGGCGCGTTGTGTTTCTCGTGGCGAGAAGACGAGTCGGATGAGATGGGCGGCTATCGGCATACCGCCACTCCCACCGTTTTCGACTGGGGTTGTGTCGATGGTCAGTACGGCTGGCAGGTGCGCTGGCAGTACAAGACAAACGCATTGACTCGGGTTGGCGGAACCGGCGCGGCATGTGTCCTCGTTCATCGTTCTGTATTCGAGGCGATCGAACAAGAGCATGGTCGGGTTTGGTATGACCGAGTGTCGAACACCACGACCGGCCAGCTCATAGGCGAGGACCTCTCGTTCTGTCTACGGGCAGGCGCGCTGGACATCCCGATCTACGTTCACACGGGTGTGCCCACAACGCATTACAAGGGGTTCTGGCTCGGCGAAGAGGACTACTGGCGCCAGGTCGCGATGAACTCCCTATCCGAAGAGGCATCCAAGCTCGACGTAGAGACTGTCGCCGCCATGGGAGAAGCACTATGAGTGAGCTTGTGATGATCTGCCCTTCGCGAAACCGACCGCAGGCGGCCGTGGAGCTGGTCGACGACTTCGAGCGGACCTGCACCGAGGACACCTTGCTCGTATTTGCGGTTGACGACGACGACCCTACCCAGGACATCTACTTTGAGGCCGTCCTCGGTCGGGATCGCGCCGCGGTGGGTATTGTTGAAGACCCAAAGACAATGGTGTGGGCGCTTAATCGCGCGGCCTGGGCGGCGGCTACGGTCTTCGTACCACCGCCTTTCGCGATTGGCTTTCTCGGTGACGACCACCATCCCCGCACTCATGGCTGGGACAAGATATACCTTGATGCGCTGCGCGAGCTGGGTAGCGGCATCGTCTATGGGGATGACCTGCTACAGGGTGAGCGGCTTCCTACCCAGTGCGCAATGACCGCGGATATCGTGCGGGCACTGGGCCACATGGCAGCCCCGGTCCTGGCTCACATGTACGTGGACAATTATTGGAAGGACCTGGGCCAGGCTGCCGGTTGCCTCCGATACCTACCGGGTGTTGTCGTCGAGCATATGCATCCGGCCGCGCACAAGGCGGCATGGGACGACGGTTACAGGCGAGTCAATGCTGACGATGTCTATCAGGCCGATGCGCAGGCGCATGCAACCTGGACGCTTGAGCAGCTCGACCGCGAGGTAGCCGTTGTCCGGGGTCTGAGATGACTCGCCAGCGGCTACGGCCGGCATACACGGCCGAGGAACTTGCGACGGTCTATGCGCAGCCACACGACCATCGCGCATGGATCGACCATCATCTGCGGGTCAACACTACGATCCAGGTCGGTCGATGGATCGCAGGAAACGGGGCCGGTAGCGCCGCGGATCTGTCCTGCGGTAATGGCACGATACTCAAGAAGATGCCGGCCGAACGGAAGATCTATGGCGATTTCGCGCCAGGATATGAGCATGTCGGCCCCATTGAGGAGACGATCCACCGGATTAGTTCTGTTGGGCTTTTCGTGTGCTCCGAGACTCTGGAACATCTTGATGACCCTGATCATGTACTCAAGACAATCCGGGCCAAGACGCGGGCCTTGCTGCTCTCCACTCCGGTTGATGCCTGGGATGACGACAATCCAGAACACTATTGGGCTTGGTCGCGAGGAGACGTCGAAGAGATGTTGGTCGCCGCCGGCTTCGAGGTGGTGGTTTATGTCGCTGTCGACCTCCGTCCG